ATTTAGAATTAACTGGAGTAACACGTGGAGTTAATGGAACAACTGCAGCCACTCACTCAAATGGAGCTGCTGTTACTAATTTTGTAAATCAAGCTACAGAAATTTTAGAAATGTCTTATAGAAATTCTTCTAATGTTGATTCTCCTTTAGAAAAAATTAATAGATCTCAATTTCAAGCTTTATCTAATAAGTCTTCTACAGGTCAACCATCTCAATATTTTGTGCAAAGATTTATAGATCATATTTTAATTACTTTATATTTAACTCCAGGTTCTACAGAAAATGGAAATGTTATAAATTTCTATTATGAAAAAAGAATTCAAGATGCAGGAGCTTATACTAATGCAACTGATGTGCCATATAGATTTGTACCTTGCATGATAGCCGGATTAACATATTATCTTTCTATGAAATATGCACAACCAA